ATCTTCTTGCGCTCCAGCAGGCCAATGTCCTGCTGCTCGGCCATTTTCGCGCTCTTGAACTGGGCTGTGTAACCAAGCCCTGCCACGACCTTGGATGCTGCCACCGCCAGCGTCAAGCCGCCAGTAGCACTGACCGTGTGCTCGCCGATATCCGCACCGTCTGCCCACACTTCCACGGTCTCGTCGCGAAGGTGTAGCAGCTCGGTCACAAAAGGCGCTGTGGTCGGCGTGTCATCGTAGGCAAGGAATGAGTCAGCCATCTTGTTCAGGTCGCCGCCGATCGCCTCGGATTCGAGCGCCCACTTGCACAGGTGTCGCTGTGTGCCGCTATTGATGGTGCGCTTGACGATATAGTAGACCTGATCCTCAACCGTCCCAGGAAGCACTGAAACGTCCTCGATAAGCCCGCCCGCGCCGGACGAATCCACATCGACCCAGCAAATGACGTTCTCCAGCCGGTCAAATATCAAGACCCCAACCGTGCCATCCGACCGAACGCAGTGAACCCTGACGTCTGGCTTCATCTGTACGGCGATCTGGGTGATGCCAACAGTATTGAAATCAGGCGCAAATATCGACAGGTCCAGCGATTTGTAGTCCTGCTCGTCGATGTTGTAGGTCAGCTCGTACAGCCGTTGCTCGGTGCGATCGACAAAAATGCCCTTGGAGCTGATCGTCTTGATGTTGAAATTGGTCGGCGTCAGCGGCTCATCGAAGGAGTTAGATCGCGCTCCCAGCGGGTTATTGCCGTCAAATTTAGTCGCCATGATATTGGCTGAGTTATCTGACGTGCCAAACAGCAGCCGGCCCATCGACATCAGCCAGTGAATGACGCGAATAGGTCCAGAGCCAATGGACCTCGAGATCGGCCCGCCATCGCCCTCGATGTTGTCATCAAAGGTTTCATAGCCATCAGAGGCAGAACCGAAAATCTTGTCGTTGCCGGCCCACCACAGGCGGCCCTCATGGATTGCCGGCGCCGTGGGGAAGCCGCGCAGCCCAGACCACTCGCCCTCCCACCAGTCCTTGCTGGCCGTGACAGCACCAAAATCCTTGAGCACTGAAGCGGTTATATTCTTAGAGTCTGTCACCGCGTTACACCGTGCAACACCCTGAATTGAGCCGCCCGTATAGGTCAGCGTGACGGTGATTGTGCCGGAACTCCACTCGCCCGTTTTGCAGCCAATGCGGTAGTAAATAATCTGACCGGCCTGCTGGTCGTCATAGGACTGCGAGGTATTGGCCGTCCAGGTAGTGACGTCATTCCACGGACCATCCTCGGTGAACGCAAACTGCAGTGTTACCGTGCCGGTCCATGTGCCCTCGATAATGATGCCAAAGATGCGTGATGTCTCTGAGCCGACAACACGAATCTCGCCTGTAAAGGTTTCCGAGCCATCGGTCACGTCGGTAGTAACGGTTTGCCCTTGCGATGCAATGCGCCACAGCGAATTAAAGGTTGAATGCGTTGATTTGAATATCGCCTTTGAGGCCTCAATACCGATGTCGCCAGACAGCGCGCTCGGCGTCAGCGTTATCGGCCCGGTGTTCTGCACCCGGAAAGGCCCATCGTCCGGCAGGTAGCGCACCACCGACCACGATCGGCCAGTGCCGCGCCGCTCAATCTTCATCAGCTTTACGGCGTTAGCCACACCAGCGGCTTCCCGCTTGCAGGCCACATAAATGACATCGCCGGACTGGTCCCAGCGCAAATTCGGCAGATCATCCTCAGCCCATGGCGTAAGCAGGTCCATGGTGCCCGCTGCCTCAACATTGATCGAATCTACCCAGACTTTATGCGCCTCGACGTTCGCCAGCTCAATCCAGAAATTGCCAGTCGGCGTGAACGCCAGCGAGTGATAGCCAACATCAAGCAGGGTCTCGCTGATGTAGTCATCATCGTGCTCGGTAGAACCGACTCGAATACGCACCCTGCCGGTGTGTTGATTGATTATCAGCGCATGTTCGACGTCCGTTTCTACGGTTGTAACTTCCTGATTACGAATCGCCGCATTGGTCCCTGTGCCGACCAAAGACATATAGCCACTCGCGTGGTGAGAGGACGTTGCACCAGACTCATCTTCGTCATTCCAGTCGGCCAGACTCGCGCCAAAGCCGCCATTGGTCACGGCCGTTGTAACGGTAGGCCGGGAAATAAGCACGTCATCGATCCTGACGCGCAAGTTGGCGTCGCTCAGTTCCAGCTGCGCCGTATCGTCGACACCAAAGGTAAACGGGATCTGTCTGGCCGGCCCAGTGGCGTCACCATTGGTGCGATCGATAAACTCGAGCCCGGGCCGAAGCATCATCGAGCCGAGCACCCGCGGCATCCAGTTACGCTGCGTTTCGGCCGACATGGCCATGCGTTTGAGGTCAATGCGCGCCAGACCCCGGCTTGAAATAACGCCGCGATTGAAGGCCAGCAGCTCTTTGTCTTGACTGGCCATTAGCCGATCAATTGATTGCGATTGCCGCGCTCACCAGTGCCAAATCCCTGCCGGGAGCTGGCCCAGTTGCCCTTGGGAGGGAATTTCACCGGACTCTCCATGGCGTCGGTCGCCTTGGCCTCCGTCAGTGCGCGCTTCATCTTCGCAAACAACACCTTGTCGGAGTAATCCAGCCCGGTTAGCCTGGGAGCTACCTTGTAGGCCAGATAGTGCTCCACGTACTCGGTAAAATTAGCCGGCCACAACGAATAATCGGCGCCGTACTCGCTGTCGTTCGACACGTAGCGAACGAAGATGATCTCAATGTCAGCGAACCACCACGATGCCTCATCCGCATATTGCGTCAGCGGTATCTTGAAATACTCATCATTGGCAACGCCAACGGTACGAATGTGGTCGCTAGGCTTGTCAAATGCAAAGCCGTAGCCAAAAGAAGGGGTAATGCTTGGCGAGTATTCAAGCGCGGCCGTGCGGGTCGCGAAATTCCACTGGCCGTGCTGCAGTACACGGTCGATCAGGTCATTGTCCCAGATGTCGTCGAGCTTTTTGCGTGACTCGACGTTATCGGTCACGGTTGCCAGCTTGCGTTCGCCGAGTATATTCAGTGAGCCGTTGTAAATGCTTAGCTTGTCAGTCATGTTTTACTCCAGCCGGCGCATCCCTGCGCCTGTGTTCAGTCCTTGATCGGCTATCGGTCTACCGCTGCCTCATGGTTAGCGGCCCATCTGCGAGCAAGCGCTTCTGTTTCAAAACCGTCCTTGAGCGGCTGGCCCTCACGCACAACGCGCCACTTGTGATGCGCGCCGGCAAAGCCAATTGTGTAAATGGACGGTAGTTTTTCTGGCGGCGTGGCTGGGGTCAATTGATAGAACTCCAGCTTTATGACATGGGCATACAGCCTGCCCGCACCAATGACTCTCAGGTGCAGTTCCCATGCAAAGTTGTCAGGCACAACCACGATTCGATCACCCGGACGAAGGTTCATTGACACATGCGCCCAATACCCCTGCTCAAGGGCATGCTCGGGCTTGGTGTCCATGTCACAGGTTACTCGCCAGACGTTGCGGTACTCATCAGCCAGACCAAACCGCGAGGCAGTAATTGCTGGAATTTTCTCAAGAGGCTTATCGAGTAGCGGATTAGGTTCTTCCGCTGCTACAGGTTCCTCGACAGGCTCCTCAACAGGTTCCACTTTCTTTTTCGCTGCTGCCGGCATTTCACATCTCCAAACAATAAAGGGCGGCCCATTGCTGAGCCGCCCCGATTGTCGCGCAATGTGATCCGTTATGCCAGCAGGGCAGCGCCGATGCTGCTGTACGGGCTGACATCACCAGCCGTTACGACAGTGACAGCATGAAGCGTGACACCAAAAGGCGTGGTCGAATCTTGAACCATGACCACATCATTCACTCGCAGACCTTTGGCATCGCCATCGGTGAAAAACCCTGCGGCGTCTACGTCGCCGTGAACATCAACACCAACGTAATTCCACAAAGCTGGGCCGGCGCCAAGGTGCGGAACCATGACGTTTAATTGAGCTGATACATATGCCATCTCTAATCCTCCTATACGCCAGCTAGTGCAGAGCCGTCGTGGTTGATAACCACGATACCACTGTTCTGCAAAATCTGTGAGCCCATGTAAATCGAGCAACGAGACCAGGAATAATCCTGTTCCTCGTCATAGCCCGCCCGCGCTTCCAGATTGTCAGCATTGTACGCATGACCAATGGCTGATTTGTGGAAGCAAAAACACTTCTCGGCATTAGTGCCGACACCCGGCAAATTGGGGTGAACAATCCACATCATGTTCAGCCACATATATGCAATCGGGCGATCGCGCCAAGCCGGATCGGCGTGACGAGTCGGCCCACCGTCGATGTACTCGCGAGATCCGAATTCACGAACCTGCATCATGTACGCCTCATAAGCCGGCGTAACGAGCATGCAGATATTGGAATCCCAAGGGACCTCGGCAACACCGAGAATGGTTTTAGCCCGCAAGGTCAGGCCCAGATCAGCCGTCACGGCACTCGAGCCGGCCGTAACAGTGGCCGTGTTCAGTTCTGTGATGATGTCCAGGTCGATCTTACGATTGATAACACCCATGCAGGTCTGCTGCATGATCGCGCGCTGGTTGCCCTGCGAAGCGAAGATGTTGAAATCTGTCTTACGGACCAGATCATGCCACTCGACCAGCGTTGCGGCTGGCTGTGACAGGTTATCGCCGCGCGCCGGAATCAATCCGTTCACGCCGCGTGTTTTGGCAGTTGCGCTGCCAGAATCAGCTACCAGAAAAGTCGCCGTATTGCCCTTAATGACCGCCTCTGTGGTCACGTACTCACGCAATAGGGACTGGAGCTGCTCGAAGCCAGCAACGAATTCCTGTCGATACTGGATTTGAAATGCTGTTTCAGCCATTAGGCTTCTCCAAGAAAAAGAATAAAGTCCATTTATTCCACTTCGCGGGTTAGCCTTGTGACGGCTCGAGGGTTATCCCGGTGGGAGCCTCGAGGGACGCGGTAAGGAGCCGTGTCAGAGGGGTATCTGCTGTTGGAGCCTTGCGGGTTAGCCAACAAGCGCAAATTTAGACGCTCAGTGGCGCTTTGTCAACGGTGTGACCGGCTTTTTGAAGCCCCCGGTCGCATGGTACATGGCCACCTGTTTTTTAGTAAAGGTGCGCCCGGAGGGAGACTTGTAGCGATTCTTGCCAACTTTCTTGAACGGCATATCAACCGCCAAGCCGATCCTTGCTCCCGGCGCCGCTCACTGGCGTAGTCGGTCTGCCGGTGTACTGCGCCGAAGCACCGGGCACAGGCAGCTGCGGCCCACGCTCGCGCCGACGCTTGTTGCGAAGAAACTTCTTCATGTCGTAACCCTGCATCATTTCAGTCATCGGCTCTCCAGAGGACAGCCCAAATAATCCACCCACGATGATCTCCTTATCGTTTTGCGCGATTTTTCCTGATCGTGCCCTCTACCATGTTCCGTGCCGAAGCGCGGCCGAGCCGCAGCTTATCCGCATTGCTCAGGCCAAACGGCACAGCACCGCTACCGCTGGCGGCATCAGCCTGAGCGCGACCAATTTTCACAGCTTTCTGTGCCTGCCACGCTTCCATTTTCTTTAGCAACGCTGCCATCCGGGCCTCCTTATGCGGCCTTGTGCTTGGTGCGAATATCGTACAGCTCGCGAAGTCTGGCCTGCATGGTCTCGTCCTTGTTGTAGGCCGGTCGGTCTGTACGCATGAACTTCTCAATCTCGGCGATCTCGTCATTCATGGTTTGTGCAGGATCTCCACCCGGCTCCACAACCTGTGTCAGCGGATCCAGCCGGCGCTGTACATCAGCAATGCCCTGCAAAATCTTCGGATCATTGAGGAATGCACGGCCATCCTGAAAGCGACCGTTTTCAAACTGTGCCTTGGCTTCAGCGCCAAAGGTGCTGGCCATAAATGCACCGACCATATTGATGTTCGCCTTGTAATCAGCGCCCCAGGTCGTGCGCAGCTCGGCGGTCGCCTCGGCTGATTGCTCAGAATCAAGATCGGCCTGCGCGTCCTGCGACTCCTGTGCAAACTCGTTGTACTTTGCAAGCAGCGCATGGGCCACGGCGGGCGGCGCATTCGTCGTATGCAGCGCCTCCATGAAAATCTCGGCGATCGGCGCGTCGTTCTCGCCGACTACCAGACCCTCCGGCAGGTTCTCGAGGTAGCCGTGTGACTCCAGTGGGATACCATTGGCCTCACGATAGGCCTTGACGTCATCCTCACCGGCATCCTCGGCCAGCGGTTTTGCCAGTTGCCCGGAGCTGATCGTCGCCTGACCCTCGCGATAAGCCGCGGCAAAATCGGCCGGCGTTGAAAAGCGCTCCAGCGTCGACTTGAATTTGTCGTCGTCACCGGCAAAATCATCCCGCCAGTTCTTGTTTTCCAGCGTATTGACATGCTCGAGATAGGCGCCGGCATTGTCAAAATTAGCCAGCGATTCCCGCGCCGCAATGTTTTCCTCGCCCTCAGGGGCAATGCTGTCGTACCAAGCGCCGTCGTCGTTCAGTGGTGTGTCAGCCATGTTCGTCTACCTTTCTGGTTGCTATTTTATCGGGATCAGTCCTTGTCGGTGCCGACTTTAGCATCCATACCAAAGTGGTTCCTGCGAATCTCTTACCCTCGGCAAAAGCCGTGGAATACGGATCATCCGGCCGGTAGCTGGTGTCGTGCGTACCAAAGGCCCGGATCATGTAATCAAGCGCTATCGTCTGTTGTCGTGGCTCAGCCTTGCCGTCGAGCAGGGCGCGGAGCGCCTGTAGCTCGGCCTCGGTGTAATCGGGGCGCTCCAGCGGGTCCTTGTGCGGCAGGCAGTCTGTGATGCTGTCCCGAATCATTGCAAGGCCTGTTGTGCCAGCGCAAGGTCCTTGGCCCCGGCGCCACCAGACTTGGCAATCTCAGCGGCCTGTTGTATCTGCTGCTGCTGTTCCGCTTCTGCCACGATCTGCTCAACCTGATCCTCAGAGCGCAGATGCTTCTGTTCAACACCAATGCCCTCAAGGGCAGCGCGCAATTGCGAACCAACGTCTAAATTAGCCACAGCGGATTGATCCATCTGCGATGCCATCTGCAGTAGTTCAGACGACTCGACAAAGACCGAAGCCTGCTTGCGCTCGATGGCCTCATGCAACGGCGAAACAAACAGGAAATGCACGTCCCGACCCTGCAGGCCCCTTGGAATGTCCTGCACAGAGCCAAAAACGCCAGCGCGCAGAAGGGCGTCAAAAGTGTCCTCACAGAGCTGGCCATTGTATTCATGCTCCATGGGCTCAAATAGCGGAAGTGCCGCTCTCACATACTCCTCTACGCGCTGACCTACCTCGAAAGCGGTCATATCACCCTCAGGGGGTGGGAGGGTTAATTTGTTGATATAGAACGCTTCTGCAAGCATTGCCTGCTGCCGATCGTGGACTTCATAGCCCATCGGCAGGCCACGTCGATCCTGATTGAGAGGCCGCAATACATCACCCTTGCGCTCGTCGTACTCGACATCGGCCCACGTAATGCCGCCAGAATAGAGCTGAATGTCAGAGCGAATCGCGTCCTGGGTCGCAATCATCGGCGGCCTGACGGAGATCTCGCCGGCCTCGAGCAGCGTCAGCGTCATCGCCTGTAACAGACGCGCATCGGGCAGCCCAGCAACAGTTGACGGAGAGTACGCATACTGCGAGCCCGATACGGTCTGCCATCTCGGCAGGGTGAAGCCGGGAGAATTAACACCATGCTCCAGCATGATGTGGTTGTTCACAACATCCAGGTACACCAGCATCCACGGATAGCCCTCGCCAGCACCCTCCTGACCACGATAGATGTCGGTCGTTACCACCAGCCGCATGCACTCGATTTTCTGCAGATCGTCATTCGGCGCTTTATTCTCGACCTGCTCATGCAGCTTCATGCCCATTTCCTTGAGCTGCTTGATGGACGGCTTCCACTTCACGTAGATCTCGCCAATCGACGAATCGGACTTTTCAGCCCACGCCACATCACGCAGATGCCAGCAACGGTATAACAGGTGCGGGCGCGGCGCGTTCCAGACGATCTCGCGCGA